GCAACGTCATCTACAAAGAGAAGAAGGAGTTGATGCTCGATCAGTTTGGGGAGATGGTGACCAGCGAGTTCGGCACCCCGCTCACCGAGACCATGATGGTCCCGCAGGGTGAGTTCAAGCTGCTAGGAGACCTGCGGTTCTTCTCCCCGAGCCCCTTCGATGTGTACCCCGAGCAGGCCAGGTCATGGACCGATGTGCGCAACTGCATTATGCGGCAGTACGCCAAGAAGGAAGACCTCGTCAGCATGTTCGGCAAGAAGGCGAAGAAGCTGCAGCCAGACGTGCGCAGTGATGACTTCGTCCGTTTCGACAACTACGGTGAGCCTGACGAGCGCAACGACGGTGAAGACCTCGTGCTCGTCCTCACCTACTGCGAACTGCCCACGAAGGACAGCCCCGCTGGCAAGTACTGCATCGTTGCAGGAAACAAACTGCTCCACGAGGCTGACCTGCCCGGTGGGAAACTCCCAATCCACCCCATCTACGACACGGAGCACCCAGCTCACCTGTGGGGAGAGTCGTCTATTCGCCAAGCGCTCTCTGTGCAGCGCGACCTCAACGCCGCAGAAGCTGACATGAAGATGGACCGCAGGATGCACGCTCACCCCAGGCTCATATGCGAGCAGGGGTCTCTCGTGCGCGGCACAACCAGGGTTCCCAATGTACCGGGAGCTGTGCTCGAGGTCCGAAGCAATGCTCGCATGACACCGCAGTTCTTGCAGGGACCTGGCATCCCATCGTGGATGGAGCGCTCCCCAGGTAGGTTGCGACAGACCATCGAAGATGTGACAGGCGCCCATGGTCTCACCAAGGGTGAGCAGAGTGGCATCATGTCTGGGCGGCAAGCCTCTGTGGTGCTCGCCGCTGACCGGCAAAAGTGGGGACCGACTGTCAACTCACTGGCTGCTGCCGTCGAGCATTGCTCGTCGCTCGGCTTGTCCATGTGGCGCGAGTACGGTCCAATCGAGACCACCATCGACGTGTACGGGTCTCTCGGGTCACCCAGCGACATCATGGTGTTTGCTCGCGACTACATCGGGGACAACATCAAGGTCCACATCGACTCCTCGAGTATGATGCCATACAACGAAGAGTTGAGGCGTCAGCAGGTGGTGGAGTTGTGGCAAACTGGAGCCATCCCAGACCAGAAAATGCTGTGGAAGTTGCTGCGCCACGGCGAGATGGGCCGGATGCTGGGGACCGATGAGCCCTCACGAGCGCGAGCGCGCCAAGAAAATGACTTGCTTGACAAGGGATTGCAAGTCAACGTAGAACAACATGAGGACCACGGGGCTCATATGGACGAGCACTTGGAGAGGATGAGGGACCCAAGTTGGTACGATATACCGCAACACGGTCAGCAATCTTTTCGGATGCACATGGCACAGCATAGCGCGTATGTGCAAAATGCAGCCAACCCCGTCCTCTCGGGTCAAAGCCAGATGCCCGGTCTTGACGCTGGGCAAAACATGCCGCCTACGATGAACGGGGGAGCCGGGGCTCAGACGATGCCTGGGTTATCGCTTGTGGATGAAGCGGCTGGAGGAGGAGCACCATGGCAGACAGTCCAGTGACCGACACCACCGCTACACCAGAAGTTGCGCCGCAGGCAGCCCCCGACCAGTCACAGGTAGGTGACGTTGCAGCGCTCCAGGCCCAGGTCCGAGACCTGACCAACAACATGCAAGCGATGCACAACATGTACAGCCAGCAGCTTGGCAACATGCAGTCAGCCGTCGCATCGCGCCCGTCAGCGCCACCACCTCCGGCTCAACCGCAGCTCCCGCAGTTCCTTGACCGCATGGACGAAGACGACCCGTACTACGATGCGTTCAAAGACATCGCTTCGGGCGCCTCGACTGAGAATGCTGCGCTGCGCCGGCAGGTTTCCGAATTGACGCAGCACGTCAACCACATGAACATGAACATGTCGCAGCGCTCCGTGCAGGAGCAGGTGGATCAGGCAATCTCGTCGCACGGAGTCCCAGAGGCTCTCGCGCACGATGTCCGAACGACAGCCTATGCGTACATGACTCAGACACCAAACGGTCAGCAGGTCTCCGTGGATGCCCTCGTGGGTAACTTTATGAAGAACCTGAAGGTCTACTCGGACTCTCACTACAAGGAGCGCACCGAGGAGGCACGCAAGCCAAAGCCCATCAGCGCCCTGACCAGCGCTGCCGGAATCCCACAGGAGACTCCCCGTACATTCGGGGAGGCATCAGAGCAGGGACTCGCCCTGATCAAAGCCATGATGGCACAGTGAGTTAAAGGAGAGCCACAATGTCCGTGACCACTCAAGCGAATGTCTCAGCCCTGATGAAGCAGCTGTACCTTCCGGTACTGGAAAACACCATTTTCCAAGACACCGGGCTCCTCGACCTCATCCCGCTCTACAAGGGTGAAGTGCGAGGGGCTGACGTCCGACACGCTGTCGAGCTGACACGGACACACGGTGGTGGTGCTCGCGGAGCTGGAGAGTTCCTGCCCGTCGACTACTACGAGAGCTTCCAACAGAGCATCGTGACACTCAAGCGGTGGTACTACACCATCAGCATCGACGGGTTCGCGGTGGAGAACATCGCAGGTCAGGAAGGCACCTTCGTGGACTACCTGACCAAGCGGATGCAGAGCGCACAGCGGGACGCGAGCAACCAACTCAACCGCATCTGCCATATGGACGGCACTGGTGTCGTTGGTGTTGTTGGCACGGCAGCCACCGCGAGCACAAGCGTCGTCCTCAAGCACGTCTGGCCCAACGGCTTCGGTCAGGACACGACGACCACTGGCGTGCCGACTGGTGGAGTCAGTTACACCCACGGTGCGACACAGTTCCTTGAGGAAGACGACTCCATCGGCATCGCCGCTGTCACCTACACGGCTGGCGTACCTGCCATCTCAGGCCCGGTGAAGACCGCACGTATCGTCTCGATGGATTGGGCGACCCAGACCCTCACACTCGACACGGCAGTCACCGTTGCTGCAGACGAAGTGGTCTTCTTCGCGGACAGCCACTCCAACAGCTTCCAGAAAGAGGCGTCAGGCCTGCGTAACCTCATCCAGGGCAACGCTGGCAAGACGGTCCAGGGTATCTCGACGAACTACCGTCGTTGGCGTTCCACGGTGGTTGACAAGACCGCTGCCCCAGTCCCATACGACTGGACGCACGTCACTCGGGTCGCTTCCGCAGCGATGTACCATGGTGGCTCCGAGCCCCAGAACATCTACATTATGTGTCATCCATCACTACTAGAAGAACACACTAGGCTCGTTGATCCCGACGTCCGCTATGCCCCTACCGATTTTACACTGAACAAAGGACTGAACGTCCCGACCTTCCAGGTGCTCGGCAAGAACATCCCGGTGAAGACCTCGACGGCATGTGGGTTCCACGAACTCATCTGCCTCAACGCGAGCGAACTCGAGCGGCTCCAATTGGCGCCAATCTCTTGGGATACACGCGGCGGAGAGCTCAAGAACATCCAGGGCAAAGACGCGCTGTACGGATACCTCAAGTACTACTACAACGTCGCAGCTCGCTCACTGAACCACCTGGCCCGCTTCGATGGCATCCAAGTGGACACCGAGTACGTGAAGATGATTCACGAGACTGCGTAGCTTTGAACTGAGCATCTGGCTCCCCGCGCAAGCGGGGGGTCTGCTTGAAGGAGAGAGAGATGGCAGTTCGACAACGGAATTTGTCTACCGGAGCGCAGCAGCGGGTTGCAACTTTGGATGGTAGAGCGTCCTCGGCTGACCTTCCTCAGTTGCTATGGGTTGGGGCCAGGACATCGTATCAGGTCCACGAGGCCACGATCATCGTTGTTAATTGCAATGCAGGAACAACAACGACTGGCACTGAAGCGATTGCTATTCGCATGATTGATAACGACCTTGCCACCGCAGGCACGGTGATTGCGAGCATCAGTGTTCCCGGTGGGACAACCCTTAAAACCGAGTACACCACGCGTGACGGGTCGCTCACATGGGCCGCCGGCTACCAGAATGTGGCAGATCGCGTGTTTGCGAAGGGCACGGGCATCCTTGTGTTGGGAGACGCAGGCTCTGCCGACCTCGACACGTTTGGGTGCTCAGTTGCAGTTTCCGAGTACGGAGCCCCGCCCCAATAGGGTTTAACAAGAGCCCTCACGGGCAAGGAGAATGACATGCCAGGTACAGGAAGCGGACCACTCCAGCCAACAAAATTAGTCCAGACAGATGACTTCATGCCGTCGATTGCGCCACCGGGGTACATCTTCAACCTAGTGGGGGGATACCCTGACTATGTGAACCTGAGCAGCGCCGGAGCTGCGGTATCGTCCCATGTCATCTGGTCCGTCCCAGACGGGATGACCGTTGAGGTTATGGACGCAGGGTTCACCCCCAGCGCTGCGACAGTGATCGATAGCGGCGATGGCGCGACTGTCAGCCTCGGCAAATCGAACCCTGCCGGCGCTGACCACGCCTACTTCCTGAATGCCCAAGTGATCCCGACCGGTCTCGCGAAGGGGCAGACCTGTTCCATCAAGTCAGCGAATTGGTCCTTCGCAGATGCCGACAACGTCACGCTTTCCGCTGGCGACCAGTTAAC